GGTGTAGGAGCATATGGTGATAAACTGTAAGTGGATGGAGGTGTGTTAAAATTCCAAGATCCTTCAAGAGTGTCTGCCTTAATGGCAGGAGTAGGACAATTACAATAAGTGGCCAGTCCTTCATCAATTAAAATATAATAATCTGTGGCATAATCTCTAGTTATAAACGGTATCTCAATTAAGTCTTTTGTAAAGATACATTGTGCGGCTGTTTTTGAATCTTTTAGAGTGCCATCAGATTCATACAAATATGCTGTGCCAGTGCCTGCTGTGATGTTGCCTTTGAAAGATCTACCTGATGGTGGGTTCACATAGATAAAATAACTGCCTGTGACTCTTGCTGTGTCAGATGTTATAGCTGGATTCACAGTTGGGTCTTGAAAATCGTTTCTGTCTGGAGGAAATTTTGTACTGAATGATAGTTCACATTCTTCAGAATTATCAACAGCTCCTGGCTCCCAACCTTCTGGATATGGCACTGGAGTACAACAAGTTGGCACTGCCACCCACCCATTGCCATTATAAACTAGATAATCATCAACCACAGGCGAATTTAATATGTTTAATCCACCACCACCAACTCCTGATCCTGGTATGGTCACTGTGACAGCACCGCCTGAACTTGTGGCTGTGACTCCATTACCTACAAAATTTAAACTGGTCAAAGAATTGGTTCTTAAAACACCTTCATCATTAACTCTAATAGTTCCAGTAAAAGTAATTGTGCCTGGTGTGGTTTGTGCACCTGTGGTAGCGTTGGCATAACTTACTGAACTCACTGTGACTGCGGTAACAATTTGAGCACCGTTGTATCCAGCAGGAACCAGTCCTGACACAGTGATTGTTTGACCCACATTGAATGGAGCAGTGGCCTGTGTGGCAAAAGATAATGTGACTGTGGTTCCATTTCCTGTGGCTGCTGTGGTGGTTAAAGTGCTTGAAGGAAAAACAGCTCCTTGAATAGCACCTGGTGTGTTTAAATTAAGACCTGTGGCTTCTTCAAATAATTCTTTAATACGAGTCCAAATGCTTTTGCCTGTGGCCACTCCTAACAAATCATCCAACAGTCCCAACAGTGTGAACAGTGACTGGGCTGTGGCAATGGCGCCCAATGCGTCTTTGATGCTGGTGTTGGGATCTATGGCATCTGTGACTTGTTCTGGCACATATTCCACCAGTCCTGATGGTGAACTGAACTGTCCCACTGTGAGGTCATTGATACCTCTGGTTTTGATAAAAAAATTGCTGGAGTTTAGTGTGTCCAATTCAAATGTGACTGTGGTGCCTGATGAATATGTGCCACCACCTGTGGGTCTCTGTGTGCCAATTTGTTGATAACTTCTGGCACTTTCTGCCAATGCCACATCTGTGGTTCTCCAAAATTCCATAGCCTCCACAATGCCTGTGGGTGCTGTGCTGGTCACAACAATTCTTGGTCTGACATCTGATTCAAATTTGGTAACCACTGGTGTGCCTGGTGTGCCAATGCTACCTATGGTTATAATTCCTGTGCTGTCACTTCTCACAAATCTGCTGAGATCTGCTGTGCTGTACACAGTGGTGTCATATTCCAATGCTGTGATTTCCAAAGTGAGTGCTGAGTCTCCTTGTTTTTCAGCAATGGTGATGATTCTAAATATTTTGGCACTGAAACTAAATTGTGTATTGGTCACATCTATCAGATCACCTGCTTGTAGATTGATGTTGCTGTAATCTGTTTCAAATGTGATAATCAAATCCACTCTGCTCTGCTTTAATTCTATAAAGCCCAACAGTTGTGCCTGCACTGGTTCATTGATGTTGTCATAGGCCAAGTTTAATGTGTTGGGCAATTCATTTGAATTCTTGTCACCTGCGGGTAATTCTATTTTGACAAAGTCGCTGGCATCTCTGATATCTCTGTTGGGAAACTCCACTCTCACTGCATTGTATAAATCTTTCAATCCTGTGCCACTCACACTGATTGGACCCAAAATATTGCTGTTGTTGAATGAGGCCACTGAAGAACCAGTTCTGTTGATCACCACTCCCCACTTGCCTGTGCTCACATCATAGCTGAGCCAACTGCCTGAGGCTGAACAGATCTTTTCCAAATTCTCCATCACTGGCAGTGAGGTGTCTATCACTCCATTGATTTGATAACGATTGGTTAATGTGGCAGCACCTGCTGCCTCATCTGTGTAAGGTACTGAAGTGGCTGCAAATGTATTGAGTGTGGTTAAACTGTCCATTATGTGGTCAAAACCTCCGCCGCATCAATGCCTGCACCATACACAGTGTTGGTGAGATAATCACGCATCACATCTCCAGGTTTGTTCATTGAATTTTGTATTTGAAATCTCATATCTCCTATGCCTGTGACATTCTTTTCTCTGTTGTAATTCACTTCTATTATCACAAATATAAGATTGGTCATGATGTGTGTGGCCAATGCCCAACCAGGCATCACTGTGTAGGCAGCTGGGTATGAGGCATTGGTGTAGCTTTCTGGTATGCTGGTGGTACTGGAGTTGCCTGCATAACAATAAACTTTTACCAAATCTCTAAGACTGATGTCTTGATTGCCTTCTCTGTCCACTGTGTAATCCACTGTGAATCCATCTGCTTTGAATATGATTCGTTGATCATTCCAATAGATCTGTTTGAACAAGTAGGTGCTGGCTGCGCCTGTGCTCAACAGTGTGCCAGTTTTTTCTGAAATGGTCAAACAATAGGTCATTCTTTTGTTGCTGTTGCTCATCACTGCGTCTGTAATTATGCCACTCATCACAGCAGTGCCATACAGCACGGGAATCTTGTTGTCTGAAGCAGGTGGTATTTGTAATCTTATGCCTGCGTCTATGTTTTGATTTTTTGGATTGTTGTCTTTGAGTGCGTTGCGTCTCAGTCTATTGATTAGATAACCCAGTACGGCAGTTTTGACCAATGTGCCACCCAAATTGCTGCCAAGTATTTTTCTACCAATATCTGTAATGCCTTTTAACCAACTCATCTGTCTGCTCCAAAATTATAATTGCTTTTGCTCAATGCTGGCACTCTGTCAAAACAAATGTCTGAGGCATACAATGCTTTCTGATCTATGGGATTGGTTCTGCGACCACTCACTTTGTTTTCCAATTGCTCTACCACTGAGGTGCAGGTCATGGTAATGGTAATAGTGCCTGTGGTAGCACCCTGTTCCAAATCATCTGTGATATCAAAATTGTTGATGTACCCCACAAACTTGCCCACTGGATTGCCTGCAATGGCACTCACTAGAGCTCCTGTGTTCACATCAAATATGCCTCTGGTAATTCTCACATCACTGCCTACCAATTTGTTATTGAGTATGTCTGTGATGTTCTGTGCGGGTATGCCTGAAATGGCAATGGTCACATCTTGTGGTGATGCTCTCAAACTGGTGTTGGTGTCTGACACGCTCAACAGTTGTCCCAAACCTGTGTAGGCCACGGAGTCAATGGTCAAACTGCGATGATAGTCACTGAATGTGAGTGTGCTATAACTGGGTATCACAATCTTCACAAACAGATTGGTTTGAATGCTGTCGTATGCTGAAAGGTTAAGAGCCATTTACAGCGCCTCCACAAAAACGAAATCGCCGCTCCAACTTATCTGATCTCTGGCAAACAATGTCCAGTTGGGAAACTCCACACAGTACACAGTCCATGTGACTGCTGGTCCCACAATCAAACTGTAACCAGGACCGTCTGTCTCTCTTAGTGGTCTGTGTGTGGTTATGGTGGTGCTGTTGTGTGCCACATTGGCAGTGACTGAATACACTGCGCCTGCCGCTCCCACTTGTACAAAATCTCCTGCTTTGAATTTGAATTGTCCTGCTGTGAGACCAGTGGCACCTGCTGTGATGGTTAATGTGTTGCCTGGGCTAATGGTGTTGGCTGTGACTGTGATACCTGATGTACTACCCAAATTGCCCTGATACTGTGATAGCCAACTGTGATTGGCATTGTTGATCTGTATGGTGTCTGTGTTCACTCTGTCTTTGGCTTCCCATGCTTCAATCAATGGTCTGTATTCAGTCCATTTGGGACCATCTGGCAATCTCACTCTGAACTCCCACACTTGTCCGCCAACGGAAGTGGTTTTTACAGTGCCATCTCTGGCTTGTGTTTGTGCTACCTTTTTTCTTTTGGCTATGCTGATAGATTGTGCATTGTTAATAATATTTTGAAAACTCATTGTTTATCTCCTTGTGCCTGGCACACTGCGTCTGCCCTGCTCTGTTAGTGCGTAAATGAATTGTGGATCCTGTGCTATCATTTGTTTAAAACTCATGGCATCCACAGCATTGATATTGTAAGTGACTGTGCTACCACCCAATTGATTGTTGGGAGTGACTATTCTGCCTGCGGCACCTGATATAATTTCTGGACCACGTTCTCCCACCAACACTGGACCATTGCTGCCAATCATGCCACCATTGGCATATCCACGAATATTTTCTAATATTCCACCACCAATTTTGCCACTAATACTGAATATCTGTGCCACAATGGCTTGTATCTGACTGCGTAGTATGGTTTCCAACATATCAGCAATCAATGATTTGAAACTTAACTTGCCAGTTTTTACAAATTTGGTAATGGAATCTTCCATGCCTTTGGTTGCTGTGCTGAATACATCTCTGGCAATCCTTGCGGCATTGGTGGCATCAGATATGTAATTTTCCATTGCATTACTGAATCCTGTGCTGAAACTTCTTTCTGCTTCTTGTCTTTTTCTTAATTCTTCTTCATATGTTTTGGTTCTTCCTTCTTGACCTGCTTTAAATTTTGCTATTTCTTCTTCAACTGCTTTTAGGTTTTCACCTCTAGCTGTTCTTTTCTTATCTTCTAAAGATTCTAATAATCTCTTTTCTTGATTTTGAAATTGCAATAATTTTTTTTGTATTTCTTGCTCTTCGTCAGATAACCCCAAAATTTTTGTTTCAGCTCTTAAAGCATCTATTTGTTCTTTATTTTGATTTTTATATTCTGTGGTAATTTTTTCTAAAGTTGCAAGTAAATCTTTATTGGCCTGAGTTTGTATTGTGGTAGCCCCTACAGTTTCTTTGGTGCTCTTGTTTAAATTCTTTTGAGCATCATCTGCTTCATCTAAACCTTTGGCCATTTTTTTGCCCACATCCAATAATCCCAATGCTCCAAGACCTCTCTGAAGTAATTGTAAACCTTTGCCTATGGGAAAGAACAACAGTGCGGCACTCACCACTGCTTGAACAGCATCTGCCAAACCAAACATACCTTTGGTTACTTCTTTAACAATTTTATCTAGATTGCTGAATGTTTTACCCAAATCTAAAATCAATTGTAATGCAGGTTCCAGCACAGCCAGGAATCTTAAACCTAAATCTTGTACTGCGTTGCTCACTGCATCTGTGAATTTGCCTGCTGTGGCGATGGCACTTGAAAACTGTTCTGCTCTTTCTTGAGATTTTCTTAAATTTTCTATGAATTGTTCATTGATGGCCAGACCTTTGGCTGCTTTGCCAAATAATTCCATTTGCAGTGCTGTTTTTTCTGCACTGGCTGGCATCTTGGCCAACTGTTCTGCCACTTTTTGAAAAACCTGTTCAGGTGTGGCTCCTTTGATATCATTTAAACTTAAACCAACTCTTTCAAATTGACTCAATGCTTTGTCACTGCCTTGTGCCACATCATCTAGAGTTTGACTAAATTTGGTTAAAAGACTTCCTGCTGATTCTGCTGTGCCTCCTGAAATGGCCAATGCGTTCTGCAATCCCACAATGCCTTCAACTCCAAATCCTGTGGCTTCACTCAAATCGCTGATGGCATCTCCCATGCCAATTACATTCTTGCTGTAGGCAATCAATGCTCCCACGCCTAATAATTTGGTAAATTGTGCTAAAGATCCTTGCAACATTCCAAAACTTTGATTGGCTTTGTTGTTATTGTTGCTAACTGATTGTGAAAAACTATTGCTGGCTGATTCCGCCTTTTTCAAACCATCAATGAACGGTTTGGTATCTAATTCTAGGGTTACTCTAATACTTCTAGCCACGGTTGATCCTTTCTACTGCGTTGGGCACAAATTCCTTTTCCATCTGTTCAATGGTGGGTTCGCTCATGCCTTTGGGTGCTTGACGGCTTTTGCCATCATCCAATGCACCAGCATAATCATAGTTAGCCTGAATTTGGTTATTAATTAACACAGTATTTCTCTGTGCGTATCCATTTCTGCGTGGTGTAATTTGTTTAAAATACTTGTGTGCTTCACGTGGAATTTTACGGATTTCTCTGGTGGCATCCTTTACCAGCTTCTGTAGGTCTTTAGAGTTTATTTTTATTTTCATCTTGTTTTACTCTATTCCACATTTCCATCATTTGTTCTTTGGTCACTGTAGGCTGCGATGGAGCAGTGCCTACTTTGCCATGGGCTTTATCGTGTAGATAATTTTCATATCCCACACCAATTTGGGCAATCCATATGTCTATGGAGTGTCCTTGTTGTATCACCTTGCTGGGCAGTTGTCCGTATCTTTTACTGACAAAGTCCACAGTGAGCCAAATATTTAACCAAGAATCTATTTGGTTATAGTTGGCTTCTGGTGCTTTCCCAATGCTTCCACAACCTTTTGTATGGCTTTGATTAAGATATTGCTGGGCAATATCATGCCATCTTTCACTATGGGAGCACCTGATTCATCCAATATCAAACTATTGATTAAATCTGTTAATTTACTAAAATCTTTGCTGTCCAGTGTGGCCAATTTGATAAAAGTGTCCATGTCCTGGCGATCATACACATAAAATTCCAAAACGTCACCATAGGTTTGACGTATTTCTTCATCATCCAATTCTATTTTGATTAATTGTGGTTTGGCTGCTAATTGTGATAGTTTCATCTCTATTTGTCTTCCTCTCTGTTGATCAGTTTGTTTAATACCAATAGACTGAAACCCAATCTATTGGTGGCTTTTACGAGATCTGCTTGGGCACACTTGATTTCGTTCTTTGCTTTGGCAATCTCTGCCAACATACTGCGTAGCAAGTCTTTGGTGTTTTTTTGCTCAATCAAATCCATAAATCTATATCAGTATTTATCGTGGTGTTTAAAATAGGGGAAATTAATCCCCTATTCTAAATTGTTGTATTACTCAGTAGCACTAGCTGTGTATTCGCCTGTCACAGTGATTGTGATAGGTGATATCCAAACTGGTGAATCTGCAGATACGGTTGGAGCAAGTCCAGTGATGTAGCCTTGACCTTTGATAAAACGGTCAGTGGCGCCACCTTCTTGGAATTTCAAACTGAAAGTCACAAGAGTTTTGTTTCTGCTCATACCTAATATGCCTTGTGCAGCCACAGTGTCTGATTGAACAGATGCCAGTGTGGTGCCAAAGAAAGTAGTAGGATCAACTACCAAATTCATAGAAATAGAATTTGTTGAAGTTGTGGCTACCTGTTTCTTTGCTGTTGAGTCCAATTGTGACCAAGTGAACACATCATTGGCAGCATTAATGGTAATATCCTGTAATGCTGGCACAGTAAGAGGCGAACCTCCTAATGTTAAAGTGCCTTCAGCAATACCCACATCTAGTTTTAAAACTATCTGTGATGTAGTACCTGGGGCTGGGTTAATATAAGCCATGGTATTTCCTTATGTTATCTTGTTAAAACGAATTTCCAATTCTGTCACCAGTAAGTCACCGTCATATCCTGTGCTCACATCCAACTCTCTACGAATTACTCCGCTCACAGTTGTGATGTCTTTGGCACCTTTCAATGCAGTTAATACGGCTTCATAATTGGCTGGTAATAATTTACTATCCACAGAGAAGAAAATGGTCACAGATGCTTCTTCATCCATCACTGTCAATCCATCCAATGCTTGTAGAATAGGTTCAGATGTGATCTGTTCCTCATCCACATAAATCTTTTTGGGATTTTTTACATACATGGCTTGACCTGATTCTGTGTAAGGTAATTCTGTGCTCACTGTAAATGTGCCCAGATTTAATCCTTGAACATAATCAATGATCTCTGTTCTCATTGCTATCTAACTCTCTTCAGATTCACTTGTCCTGGAGACTTCTCTGAGGAT